AGTGCAAAAACTAATGATAATAATATATTTATTAACTTGCTGTTAGGGGTATTTCCCTCCGACAACGACATACTATAAAAGTATGCCGTCCAAGCAGGCCACTGCTTGGGTAACGATCTGAATTTTATAAGGGCCTCAGATCAGGTCCATTTTTTTGGTTTTTAGAGTACCAATAACTCTTTGATTACGTATAAATAAAAGGCGCCCCTTTATGCTGGAACGACGATCTCATTTTTATATAAAATCGGACATCCCGTGAAAAAGAATAGTGTAAAGTCTTCACCTACTGACTTCCACGACTTAATGTAAGCCGTCACATGTTCTTGTTCGGGTGTTGTTTCATTAGAACCAAACATTACTAATTCAATGAGTGCGGAGTGAGCACCATTTGAAAAAGTGTTTGAGGGTATTCTGGCTGAAGTGAAACGGTTGCCATTATAATACGGGAGATCAACTTCAATTGTGTCATTGATTCCAATATTAGTAGTGGCTGCGCCGCCAGCGGAGAAGGAGCCGTTGGCGTAAGTAAGCCTTTTTGTAGCTTGTTCTTGTGTTGTCCAATTCGAATCACTTTCCGTGTATCTAGGAAGTGAAGAATATCCAAGTCGGGTAACACTAGGATTTGAGTCTACATTACCACCAAATAAGTATTTCGTTCTGGTGGCTCCTCTCCAAGCTGCGTAACAGGGCATAAACCACTGAGCGTAGGTTGGAATGGTAATGTTGCATGGCGCTGTTCCTTCTGTATCGATCCCATTGGGATCGAAACCAGGCCATAAACCTAATCCTTTATCTCTAATCTTCAGGATTTGACTAGTAAAACCGTTGTTGTATGAACGTGCGTCTGTTCTGTGCAGGACGTACCTGCGATTCAATTCGCGAATGGATTTAGGTGATTCTCCAAAAAATACGTTCATAGTTTGATCTGCTATTGCTGATGTTGCTGCAATAGGCACGATGGGTTCGGGGTTTGTTGGTACATCTGTCGCTCCTTCGGATGTACCAGCGATTGCTGATGCGTCAACAGTTCCTGATTGTGGGGTGTATGCCACAGGGGTTGCCCAGAGATTAAATTTCTTCATCTTATCTGGGGATGGTTCGCCAAATTTCATATCATCACAT